AAGCTGTCTTTCCAATTTTCTTCTTTCATTCACTTTCTCCGTTGAATAGAAAGGGGCCGAAGCCCCTGTTGGTTTATGGTCGTGGCCGCAGGACACCGTTGTCCCAAATAGCCATGAGGTTCGCTTGGTTGCGTGCCTCTCGTTCGCTTTTGCCTCCAGCAGCTTCTGACTTGAAGCCATAGAAGGCGACACTGCCCGACATAGAACAAACGCTCCAGTCCTCCCAAAGATCGGGGTCAAAATAATTGATGCTGACCTCGACGGGATCGCCTTCGATGATCTCGTCGTAGCCCCCGTCTTGCCAAGCCCTTGCGATTTCATCGAAATCGACGGGGTTGCCGTATTGCAGGTCATGCTCGACGGTGGTCACGTAGTGAAGCATTTTGGTTAGCTTCATCGGCAAGAAACAGTTGAGGCACGCTCCCATCAGGTTGTTGCTGCGGCCCCACCGGTTATCGCCAGACACGACGATGTATTCAGATTGCTCTGACATATCACTATCTCCAAGTTGTTAAAGAACTGGGATGTTCCACGTGGAACATTTCCCAAAAACGGATCGATCCCTCGACCCGTATGCATATTCTCTCATATGCGGTCTCAAAAAGATAGCAGATTTTTAAGCAAAATGTAGACAAAACTTAGACAAATCCAATTATTTTTCAATGAAGGGTTGACACGGAAAGGCTAATCACTTAGCCGCTCCGTCCGGCTCTTTTGCCGTTCTTTGATCGTCGAAAAAATCCGTCTCTCTTCGCCCTTCAGCTCATCGGGTCTAACCGCTTCTGCTGCTGCACGAGCAATCTGTTTTGTGGCTTCTTTTCTTAGCGCCGCGTACAGCTCAGGGCTGCGGACGCTCAAGATAGCCAACATCTGCTGATCTAAGCTTTTAGAGATATTTCGACTCGGCGGCATTTTTAAAATTTGTGCATCAAGGGCCGTAAGCTTCTTTGCGCACATTTTTATGTGTTCTAGCTCCTCCGCGCTATATGACCGGCGTTTTTTGAGTCTTTTATAACTCTTGCGGTCGTTGTGCAGAATCGAAGGGATAATCAAGTCATCAATTTTTTTCTTTTTCGGCAGCTTGTACTTCGTGCGGAAGGCATTAATTTTTGCTTGTAACTCAACCTTCTGGAGGATCAGTGCTTCGCGGTTCCAATCAGTTTCTACAATATACGAGCCGTGGTCCACGTAACCCCGACGTGACCCGTGGGTCGAGTATCGGGAAGTGCGCTTCATAAAGTCCGCTGCTTTGGAGTTGTTCAGACTGTGCGCCATTATTCGATCCTCCACACCCGCATCACGCCTTCTGCCGACACGCTGCGAGTTGCAACTTTCTGGCCCGCCGTCCGTGCTCTGCCCAAAAAGGCGGTCATTTCTTTAGGCGGTCGTGCGTGCTTTTCGTTCTCTTTTGGTTTGTGAGCAAAAGCAATGCTATCTCCCACCTGCCAATTTTTTATGATTTCGTCAAAGTGTTGATACTTTAAATGCCGCCCTTTTTTGCCTTTAGGCGGTAAGGGAATGTTCTTTTCTATTTCGATCATTTTTTTTCCAAATTAGTGTTGCATTGCTAAGATAACTCCCATAGGATCGCATTTCAACTTTTTTGGAGAAAGTGATGCATAAAGATGCAAACAAAATCGCACGTGCCATTGACGACGCGTTCGCCGCGCTCCGCGAGATGGGATTCTTTGCTAAGGCCAACCACACCTGTTGTCAGTCCTGCGGACTGGCGGAGATCCCCGAAGACAAAGAAATGGCTTACGTTTTCTACCACATGCAAGACTTAGAAGATCTGAAGCAAAACGGCGCTTGCTATCTGGCGTGGGGCGGCAAGGTCGGGGAAAAATTTGGTCATACCATTTGCGACACGATTCGCAAAGCGGGCTTGGAGGTTGATTGGAACGGCAGTGAACACACCCGAATCAAAGTCTGCGGCTTGGCGTCTCGGACCAAGCGGTGGGACGTGACGATCATCCAAACGAGTCTTGTGAGAAACGTGCAGGCGCAAACGGCAGAGCAAGCGGGTGCGTGGGCTAGGGACCAAGCGAACTGGTCTGACAACGTGATCAACGTGGAGACGATTGCCATTGAGGACAACACGGTCGATCCGACAAACCCTGTGCTTTTGCGTTCAATCGAAGATTTGGAATTGACTATTCGTGCGCGTAATCGCCTGTTGTCGGAAGGCATCCACTACATCGGCGAACTGGTGCAACGCACCGAGGCTGACCTTTTAAAAATTGGCAACTTTGGCAAACGCTGTTTGACCGACGTCAAAGAGGGGTTGGCTAGATACGACTTGACGCTCAGGCAACCGGCCCGCCAACCAAGGCATAAAGTTACTAATCGAAGCCGACAAATCTTTGAGATGCGCCAAGCCGGTAAAACGTACCGTGAAATAGGTGATGAGTTTGGTTTTTCTGCTGTAAGGGCGCGACAAATTTACGAAAAGACGGCTGAAAAGATCCGCATTAACGAACTCGAAGGCCATAAGTGAAAGGCGAACTCACGATAATTTTTGACGAAGAAGAAGCGGAGAAAGTGGTAACGCTGGTTCTTGGTCTTGATGAGCGGCTGTCCTTGATGGAACAGCAAATGGAAACCCTGTTGGAGAAAGTGAATGAGTTACAGCATGGACAAAAATCCAGAAACCGCAGAGGAAGCCCTGTATCAGGGGCTGGTGATGCAGATGCTTCCGGATCAGACAAAGACGGAGCGTGAAGAACTGGACGACATCGTCAGCAATCTGACTGCGATGCTACCGGTCAACACCGTAAACTTTTTAAAATTCAAAGCAATGTGTAAATTTTTTGGTATAGGAGATAGTGATGTTAGTAAATAATCTTACGCTGTTGGAAATGCGTACCGAGATTCAAGATCGGGCAGAAGAGGCGGCGCAAAAATCGGGCAAAAAGCTCACGGCAGGGATCAAGGCCATGGCGCAAGCGGTGGGGGTGGATTACTCCACGATGAAGGGGTTTGCGCTCGGGACGATCAAAAGGCCCTCAGAGCTAACCGTGGACCGTGTGCGGGCGTACTTGCGTGACAGTGAGGACCCGCAAGTCGCGCATGTCGCCAAAGGCACTGCTTTGTTTGTCACGGACGACGATATCGCAATGTTGTTGGATCTTTTGTTTAAAACTGCGATGGATATCAAAGATGATTACCAACGTTTTGAAGATCAAACGGAAGATTACGCGGTCAGTAACTCAACCTACCACGCGCTTTATCTTCGAGAGGGGCGTTTATTACAATTACGGAAGAAGCTTGAGGCGCAGGCTTCCTGCGAGTTTGACTTTGATACAGAACTGCAATCGGTTGTTCCGGTTAGGCCGAAATAATTGATATGCTCTGGGGCAAACCAGTTTGGGTTGGGGCTATCACTCCCCTCCAAGCGCGCGCCGTCCGCGTGCCCACAAGACGGCACTTCTTGGGCAGGGAGGTTGAACATACTCTCTCCTTGCGCGACCGTCCGCGTGCCCACAGGCGGGATCGGCAGAGGTGCTCCAGCCTCGAAATGCGTGTGACCCCGTCCGCGTGCCGAGACAGGCGGGGCTTTTTAGGAGGACATTTTTGAAATTCGTTCTGAGTTTGTTAACCGTGTTACTGCTTCAAGGCTGCACGTGGTACGGAGAGGTTGAACATATTTCCAGTATACCGAACGGCACTCCGTTCAATACGCGAACGGAAACATCGACCGACATTGTGTGGACCGGCTTGAGGGCAGAGAAAGATTCTTGGTACGTCGATGGCGCTGTAGGCATCGAAACATCTTCAGAATTTGAAGGGCGTAACCCCTACGGCAGGATCAAAATAGGGAAGGATATAAAAACATGGGACTAAAAGTGACAGAAACCGAAGAAGCAACCCTTTCACTCAATCTGTCCGCCGAAGAAGGGCTGTTTTTACTGAGACTTTTAAAAAGTTCTAAGGACGATCCAAGGATTCACGGCTTGATCGGTACGTGCTTTTGGTTTCATAGCCATAGCAAGAGCGAAGAGCAGTGCATCAAAGACACGTGGACATCTGTCGAACAGAAGCTGGAGGCACTCAAACTTGGCGGCGAGTGAAGTGGGTAAAACGCTCACAACGAAAGTTATTGAAGAATTAGCCAAGGTCGAAAAAATCAGCGACATCCAACAAAAATTGTTGGATACGTCGTCGCTCTTGGTTGCTTACCCTGATGCATCAGAGGAAAAATCGAAAGAATGGATGACAACAATCAACTGCTGCCGATTGGAACTGCGCAGACGGTTTTTATCTAAGCGGAGTCGAGTGCGCGCGCCTCTCTAGCTCGGTCTTCTTTCCACTCATTAAAAATCTTACGCAGTTGTCCGCTGATCGTGCGGTCTTCTAACTGCGCAATCTCTTTGATCTGTCGATACACCGGCATTGGCACCAGAATCGACTTCCATTTTGTAGTATCCATGCAGGAGATTATCGCGCAAATCGCATATGAATGCAACTATATTTCTTTGGTTTCGCCCCATGACGGTCCAAGATCTATATCGCATTTGCTCGGCACCTGAAGCTTAATCGCAGACTCCATAACGCCGCGTATTTTCTTGGCGTGCTCTATGCTTGCCACGCTACACCCTAGTTCATCATGGACCTGCAACAAGGGCCGTTCTCCGCGTTCATACAGATCGACCATGGCCTGCTTGGTCATGTCCGCCGCAGATGCCTGTATCAGCCTGTTCAGCGCCTTGTACGTGTACGCACGCTTCAGCGGGGCAGTCTCGCCATAGGTTGCCTTGGCTTCTTTCAAAGGCATCGCTTTCTGCACGTCGTATCCCATAGGTTCAAACATATCAAAACGGCACTTACGGCCTTTCAAAGATCGCAGTGAGCCGTCCGACTTCTGATCCACGGACCGTGACACGCCATTCATAAGCTCTTTCACAAACGGCACCCGCTTGTGGTACTGCTGCGTCAGTTCTTTGGCGTCATCAAACTCCAGATCCAGTTGATCGGCCAGCTTACGCACGCCCATGCCGTACATCATGCCTAAATTGATCGTCTTGGCTTGTTTGCGGCTAATGTTTGCCATCTCGGCAACCATGGTATGGAAGTCCATGTCCGGATTGTTCGTATACCCATCCACGAATTCTTTGGCCCCGCCCAGTGGTAAACCTTTCCACGTGCCAAAAACGCTGGCGTAGTGGGTCAAGATCCGTGGTTCTTGCTGCGAGTAGTCGATGGCTGCCCATAGTTCGCCCTCTTCTGGCAAAAACAAACTGCGGATCATCGGCCCAAGCTCTGGATCGCGTGCAGGGATCTGCTGAAGGTTTGGGTTCGACATGGACAAACGACCAGATACGGTGCCTCCCTCATCGCTACGCAACTGGTTGATATGCCCGTGGATACGGCAGTCGGAGCCTACAAATTTCATAATATTATTTATGAAAGTGCCTTGGATCTTATTTAGGTTACGTGCCTCGACGATCATTTTCGCAAACGGGTGCGGGTTCTCGCTGAGAAACGCCTTGGTGAAAGAGGGCGCGCCCTTGACCGTGCGTGGATAGGCAACTTTTAGCTGATCGAATGCTTTTGCTAGAGAAGTTGCCGCCCAAATCTCTACCTCAAAGCCCGCCTCTTTTTCGATATCGCGGTAGGTCTGCTTCTCTCTTTTCAAAAGTTGTTGCTTGGACCTTTCGCATCTCTCTAAATCGACCCGTATGCCACGGTAAGTCATGTCGATCAGGCAGGGCGTGAGCCGTGTTTCGAGATCGAAGATGGTTTCTAGGTCCTGCTTGTTAATTTCAACGCGGAAGAACTTGTACAGATCGTATGCTAGCCGTGCGTCTTGCTCTGCATACGGCCCCACAAACTGCGCAGGGAGCTTCCAAAGCTCACCCTTTGGGTCTACCCCGAACTCCACCGCAGCCTGCGTCAGAAGCTTCTCTGACTTCGCTAGGCCCAGATAGTCGTAAGACAGGGCGTTCAAGCTGTAGCTGAATCGGTTTTCGTCGAGCAGGGCCGCCATTACCATGGTATCGATGATCGGGCCGTTCACCGGCACGTCTAGCGCCTTGAGCCAGCCTAGATCGTAAGGTGCGTTGTGCATGATCTTCGGGCAGTCTGTGGATAACTGCTTACCCAGCCAACGCAGCACCTGCCTTTTGTCGAGGTTACCTCCACCGAGATGCGCAATAGGGTAGTAGGCTTCAAAGCCCTCCGTAGCCACTGCGATACCGACGACATCGCCGTCTTTGCGGGGCCAACCCGGACCCATCTGCTTGAGGTTGGGGTCACGTGTCTCTAGGTCAATCGCAATCTCTTTGGCACCGGTCAGGTCAACAAACTCATACGGTGCCGTCCATTCTGTCTCAGTAGCAAACAACGGGAACTGAAGCCTAGTTTCCTTCTGCATCGTCTTTCCTTGGGTCATCGCCCAGCGCAAAGCGCGTATACCAAATGGATTTTTTTAAATCTTCAACCGCATCGAACTTCTTACCGGCACGCCATTGGTACTTGAAGCTAGCGCAACGGCAATATATCTGCACTGCCTCTGGGCCGAAAGCCGCGACCATAGCATCGATACATTCAATTTCTGAGTCAGCATAATGGCTGGGTGAGTTAACCATGTCGCTCATAGCGCGTAGCTCCTGTAGAAATCTGTGGGTTCCAAGGTGTACAAATTCTGCCGCGTGCGCGTTACAGCCACATAGAACACGCGGTGCATGGAGTCTGGATCACTAGCCATACTGGCCTCTGCGGCTGCGGTGATGTCGGTAAACAGCACAACGTTGTCTGCCTCGCCGCCCTTCGCTCCGTGAATCGTAGACAGACGTATGCGCGGCTCTGCCGTCAGGTCCTCGCCCCGCCGCACCAAGGCGTTGATATACGCCACATCGACGTCCGGCAGTTTGTCGAGAGCCTCGTTCCAAGACATCTCTGGCTTTGCCAGCAAGCCGTTGAAGTCTCGCAGGTCCTCGTAGGTAAATAACGCATCGGGATCGCCTACGATCTTCTTGTGGCCACGTGAGACACGTCCGCCGTTGCCTGACATGAAAGAGTACATGGCCTTGGCTGCGTCGAAAGAGATCGGGTCACCGCTCTGCAAGCACCCCCACGCAGATAACGCCACACGTATTTTGTCCCTGACGCTGCGCACACCACCACCGTACTCGAAGTAGTAGCCCTGACTTTTTAAAAATTGCTGTACCGGTGCCAAAAAGTAATTGGCTTGTGCCAGAAAGAGCCACGTGTCTTCACGCATATCCAGTTCAAAGAAGTCAGTCAGTCGCTCCAGCTTGCCGTCTGCTTTCTTGGGCAGGTACTTCTTGGGGAACCGGCGCTTGATGCGTCCGCAGATCCGCTCTGCAATCGCATGAATGTTGGATGGGACACGGTAGCTCTGCTCCAGTACCTCGCTGCCGCCGTCCAAATTTATGAAATGCTCTACGTCTGCACCAGACCACTTGTAGATGGCCTGATCGTCGTCACCAGCGCAGTACATCCGCTCTGACCGCCCGTCGATGGCGTGCGCTATCTTCCATTGTAGAGGCGACAGGTCCTGTGCTTCGTCAAGCATCGCAAGCTTGAACTGTGGGCACGCAACTTGAGCAGTGTCCGCAAAAAGCTCCAGCATGTCGGTGTAATCAAACAGGCCATGCTTTTTCTTGTAGGCTTTCAAAGAGTTGGCGGCGTAATCGACTTCGATCCATGGCTGGTCAAGATCACTCAGGTTGTACTCGTCCTTGAGTGGATTCATCTTCAGACGTGCCAGTGTGATCAAACGCAGCAACGGGGTTTCTTTTTTCAGACTGTTGCTCAGATCCTCTTCGACCTCGTGCCGAGAGGACACGCTACCCTCCATGAAGTTGACCCCTGTGACCTTTTCTACCTCGTGATAATGCTCTGCTGTCATCAACTGATCGTTGCGTAGCCCCGTCAGATGAAATGCCAGACTGTGTAGTGTCCGGAAGTACGGCAGATCGTTTTTTGGATCAAGCCCAAAACGTTTCGCTGCTCGGTCCTTGGCCTCATTTGCCGCTTTGCGCGTGAAGGCAAAGAAAGCGATGTGCCCCGGATACGTGCCTTTTGCTAGCTCCGACTCTACAAGATTGAGGAGCGTTGTAGTTTTGCCCGTGCCCGGCGGCCCGAAGATTCTTTGCATCAGTGCAGCATCCCTTCTCTGATTTCAAAAGCTAGTTCAGCTAAATCTTGACTCGGAAACACAAAGACAGGGTTGCCTTTTCCCATATAGGCGTTGATCACATTGTAATCCATCCATTCTATTGCATCCTCGCGTTCCCAATTGTTCTGCTCCATTAGAACGTCCAAGCATTTCTGGTAATCGTAAACAACACGAGGCGAGTCCCATCCTGCTGACTCACCCACGCCCAGAATAGCTGCGTCAAAACCTTCTAAAATAATCAAAACGGTATCTCCTCTTCAGTGCCCCCAAAGCTAGGCGGCTCTATGCGACTTACAGCCTGCTCATGCGCAGGTATCTTCCACAACCGTACCACCTTACCTTGAATGCGTAATTGCGTTGCCTCGCCGTTCACGTCCCGCAAACGCTGCGCGATTTGGTGTGTTTTGTAGACCTTGAAGTTCGCTTTGATCAGGTGGGCCTCAAGATCTTTCAGCCGAAAGTAAGTCTCCTTCTGGTCGTCATCTGTCCATGGCCGCTTGAGTAAGATCTGCTCCTTCTCATCCGCAGCTTGATGCCCTGTACAAAACTCCTCCAAGTGATCGGCAAACTGCCCGTTGACGCTAACGTCTTGGCTTACTTCGATCACGTGGCCCTCGGTGTCACTCATTTCGTTGAGCAGAGCGTTGATACGCTGCTCCCACTGCGCTTTTTGCACGGTCCGGGGGAAAAAGTTCAACTGATCAACACATGCCTTCTGGAAGGCTGACTGCACCATCAGATCGTCGGTCGCAAGCTCTAATGGTTTGCCTTGAACGTCCAAGAACCACACAGGTGGTACACTGTTGTACTTACGCAAGTTGGCTATCTGTACCCCAGACGTGGCTGCATCGATTCCAAACTTACGCGTCTTGCAAAGCTCCGGGTTACAGTACGCGTTGATCGGGGCATCACGGCACTTGTAGGCGTAGTCCTTACGCTCTAGCTGCTTGGCAACCGTGTTGACTTCACCCAACGGCAGAGGTGGATGAATGAAATTCATGTTGTGGGTCAGGATCTCCGACTCCCACGTCTCTGGGTGTGCCTTGCGCAGGTATACCCCAAGATTAAAAAGTCCGTTGTTCCTAGCGCCTTCACCGATGCCCTCTTTGCACAAGATCTGTAAGCAAGGTGGACCGTCCGGTATCGGTAGTGCGGCATCTTGCTCCACCACCAAAGCCAGCGCCTGCTCGTGCGTCTGCACGTTCTGGTCTACAAGCTCTAAGAACTCATCAAACGTGGCTGCTGTACCGTCAGGGTTGAACCCGTACCGCAGTCCGTTCTCGTGATCAAAGTACGGCATGTTCAAAAAATTACCGACGTCACCACGCTCTAGGTTCAAGCTGATCTGCTTTGGAAAGATCTCACTGCCGCCATAACCAAGGCCCGCGCTTAACTGTGTCAGCACGTCTTGCATGTCCTTGGCCGGAATAAATTCACCTGTGAATAAAAATACGTGAGCACCACCCGACTTAGATCGGCACACCACCAACGGTAGCTTGGCTGCTTGGATCTTGTCGATTAGCGCCTTGTGATCAAAGTTATATTGATCGATGTCAATGCAGCCCCAGCGACATGCATTGTCCTCATTGATTGGAATAATCCCTATGGATTGCTGACCCGCTAGGTGTCTTTCCCAATGCTCCTTGGTCCGTGGTTCGCGTACTACGTTCGCCTTGCCTTGAGTCTTGCCACTACTGGATTTTGACTCAATCGTAAACGTGCCGTGCGCCTGCTTCAGACCATCAAAAATCTGTGCGAATTTGCGAATATTCATTATAGTCCTTGGTCCGTGCGTGGCGCTTTTCTACGGGGAGGGTAGGAAGGAGCGCCTAACGATGGCACGGTCACCGGATTCTATTTACCAAGGAATATCGTCGCCGCTATCCTCTTGCGTGGCTTTTGGTTTGGCGGGAGCCGCTGCACCCTCTTCGTGCTTGACCTGCACGTCTCCTGCACTTATCGCAGTGTGAAACGCTTTAGCCGCCTGATACTGATTGGCGTCCTCTATCGGGCCGTCCAAATCAATCTTCCAGCCGTGCCATACGCCTTTGGAGTTCTCCTCCTTCGCCGTGGTCAGGTTGTAGACGTGCGAGAAACGTGGCGGCTGAAACGGCACGCCGTTAGCACCCACCATGCTGCGCGTAGCAATCATGGTGTTCCACTGACGCGACTTCTTCAGTTGCGTCGACTTCATCGAGATCAGCGCGTTTGACATCGTGCCGTCTTCTTCCATGATCAGCACGTAATGCTGGTGCGTCTCATCGATGTACTCACCCTTGCCGCCCTCCACGTACTCGCGGTTGTCATCCGGATCACGCCTTGTCTGGGGCCGCGCTTCGTCTGGTGTAAAAATCTTCATCGGTGCGCCTGTGCCAGAGCCACGTGGTGCCCACATCAGGAACCGTCGCTCGTAGTGGCACGGGATCACCTTGAGAGGTGACTTCGCGCTATACACCTGCCGTGACACGGAGTTCACCATGTCGCCCAGTTTGGCAGTCTCTGCCAGTTTTTCGTCCTGCTGGAGCAGTTCCGAAGACACAATCTTCAAGAACGGCAGTGCCAAGTCGTCTTGGCTCAACTCCATACCAACCCCTGCGTCTGCCTCAAACATCGCAGGACCTGCGACCGTCACGTCGCTCTTTTTCTTTTCCGCTACTTTCTTTTCGTCTTTATCAGTCATCTATTTTGCCTTCGTTATCGTTGCTCGTTGTCCAACCCATACGCCAAACAAATCCATGTCTAGCTCCTTACCTTCCTCAATCCGACCTTTGACCCAAGCTTTCAGAGTGCCGGGATGAATATCTTCCTTTCGCTCCGGCTCCCATTGTTTTTGAGTCAGTTCATCCACCAAGGCTTTGGCTTCGTTGTCTTTTTCTTTGCCGAAGCGCACCGTCACGGTGTTTTTGATGATGTCTGCCTCGCCATGCGCTCGCAGCCAATCAAAGGCTTTTTCTTCGTTATCCTTTTTGATCCTTGCGCCGTATGTTTCTTTGATGTCGACCTTGCTGCCGTCCGCTAACGTAAAGTTGGTCATACCAATCTCGGTCATCTGGCTCGGTAAATCCTCGTCAGTCAGCTTCAGCAACGTCTGCTTCGCTGCTTTGAGATCAGCTTCAAGATTTTCTACCCTTGTCTGGGCAGCTAAGATATCATTGGCTAGCTTTTGGACTCCGCCCAATCCTTGATTGGAGGGCAGGTTCAGGGGACTTTGGCTGTCTTGCGCCATAAGATCGGAGAGATCTGTACTCATAGTCTTCCTCGCGTTTCGTGTTTTAAGCGGCGTTTGCCACTTCCCAAAGCAAGAATAATCCCATAATATCGCATGTGTCAAATGAATTTAGGCACCTCATGCAATTTAATTTTAAAACTGAGCCTTATAAGCACCAGCGCGAAGTCTTCGATGCGAGTTGGGACAGCGAATCGTGGGCCTTGTTCCTTGAGATGGGCACGGGCAAAACCAAAGTCACTATCGACACTCTAGCCAAGCTTTACTGCGAAGGTGAGATAAATGCCGCCGTGGTCATTGCACCGAAAGGCGTGTACGGCAACTGGGTAGCCAAGGAGATACCGCAGCACATGCCGGACGATGTGCCGTGCAGCGTCGTTCTCTGGCAACCAAACCTCACTCAAAAGTTCAAAGCAGAACTGACGGCCCTGACTAACGATAAAGAGCACCTAAAGATACTGGTGATGAACGTGGAGTCGTTTTCTACTAAGAAGGGGCCTGACGTTGCTGCATGGTTTATCAAGCGTAACCCCAACTGCTTAATGGCCGTGGATGAGTCTACGTCGATCAAGAACCGCACCGCGAAACGCACCAAGAGCATCATCAAACTGGGCAAAGCGGCAAAGTACCGTCGCATCCTGACGGGTAGCCCCATCACCAAGAACCCGATGGACCTGTACGCACAGTGTGCTTTCTTGGGCACAGACGTGCTGGGCTTCGAGTCGTTCTACGCGTTCCAAGGCCGCTACGCCGTGATGAAGACTCGCAAGTTTGGCAACCGTAGCTTCCAAGAGATCACCGGCTACAGAAACCTTGACGAACTGAACACCAAGCTACAAACGTTTAGCAGCCGCATCTTGAAAGAAGACTGCCTTGATCTGCCTGAGAAGATTTACATGCAACGGCAGGTGCCGCTGACGAAGGAACAAGAATCTGCCTACAAGCAAATGAAAGAAATGGCACTGGCGATGCTAGAGAAAGGCGAACTATCGACGACGCAAAGCGTTCTGACGCAGATCATGCGCTTGCAAGAGATCTGTTGTGGGCATTTGAAGACGGACGATGGTCAGGTGCAGGAAATACCTAACAACCGTATGAGCGAACTGCTGGACGTGATCAGCGAGATGAATGGCAAGGTCATCATATGGGCTAGCTGGGTGTTTGATATTGGGAAGATCAAGGACGAACTGGCGAAGGTCTATGGTCCGCGATCCGTGTGTACGTTCTACGGCGATACGCCTGTGCAAGAGCGCGATCAAATGGTGGCAGACTTTCAAGATCCAGATAACGAGCTACGCTTCTTTGTCGCTAACCCACGGACCGGGGGCTACGGTCTGACACTGACCGCCGCAACCAACATGGTGTATTACAGCAACCAATACGATCTAGAAATACGCCTGCAATCAGAAGACAGAGCACATCGCATTGGTCAAACCAAACATGTCCTGTATGTAGATCTGGTCAGTCCAGACACGGTAGACGAGAAGATCATCGCTGCGTTACGCAATAAGATTGATCTGGCCCAGCGAGTGCTGGGCGAAGAAGCTAAGAAATGGCTAGTTTAGACCGGTGACTGACGCAAAGAAGCAATTCCTTGCTGCTGTATCAATCCAGACAACGGATCGTTAGGGAACAGTGCCGCGAACTGCTGACGTTGCTGCGGGTTTGGCGCGCCTTGAGGTAAGGGAGAGGGTTGAGGCGCTGGAAGCGGCGCAGCTATGGGCGCTGCTGCTTGTGGCGGAGCCACCGGCTGGGGTTTAGGTGCCCTGAACGGCGCGCCTTGCTGCCTAAACTCTTCTACTCGCAGCATCTCGCTGGTGGTCGGCTGGTCCTCCGCAATCATTGCGCCGATGTTTACGCCTATGGCGTTTTTAAAATAGGCGTTTAGTTTGCGAACCCCAAGCAGACGTCTTGACGCGGATAACTTGCTGCCAGTAGGAGACAAAAGATTTTTGTCTAGTAAGAGATCCAGATACTCAGGGTCTTTGATAGCGTTTTCCAAGACGCTGTTTACAGTGGTTACCGGCAATGCATTCAAAAGTCGCATGGCGGCTTGTGAACCAGCTTGTGCTTCGATCAAGCCTTGCGAGGTTCGGCCCGGCATCAAATCGCCGACACTTGACCCTATTTTTGAACCCGTAATTCTGACTAATAATTGTGTCAAGACGTCAGTGCCGGTTTCCACATCCTCTAGAATATCGAAAGCAGGGTCACTAATACGTTTTTGCGCACCCTCGCCCGCAACAAGCAGCTTACGCAAGCGCACTCGCTCGGCATCTGTAAAAATACCAGCGTCTACTAAAGTCTTTATGAGCGGCGGGACTTTCCCGCGCGGATTAAGAAAAAAAGTTTGTAGTTTTGCGAAGTCAGGGATGCCTGTTATCGAATCCTTGTCACTCTGCGAAAATTGTCTCGCCGCCTCGAAAACTGCATCACGTATTTCAGAATCAACCGCGTCTAGAGTGATTCTTGGTAAGCCCTCCGGAGCATCTCCGCTCTCACTTCGTCGCGCACCTTCTCTCAAACGCGTGACCAAGTTTTTCATGCCTTGTTCTGGCGCGTCAGACCGCAAAACGTTTTGTATTGCAGAAACCGGCAACTCGCCCGTTAACTGCTCAAATAATTTAACCGTACCGAAAGCCGTGGCCCGCTCTGCTTCTTTTGCCTCACTCCGTGCTTGTTGCAGGAGAACCTGAGTAGCTGCTGAATTTTCGAGATCCGCTTTTAACTGAGGTAATCTTTCAAGCGTGCCTTCGTTACGTTTTACAAAAGCTGCGACGGCACGCGTGTTAACCTCCCCTGTCTCAGGGTTGATTACTGTTGGGTTGTCGGCCAATGCACGCATCACCAAATCGAAGTTGTATTCAAGTGCGCCCGTGCGCGCAAGAACGGCGTCTAGGGCGTTTTGATTTGTTTGTAGCCCACCGGGCGTTGCATCGTTGACAAGAAAACGCACAGCGTCGTCTATCTCCCGCATGCGCAGCATGGTTTCGTCGTCTTGGCCTTGGAAGATTTGGCGATAGAGCAGTTCAGGCTGCACGAAATCTGCTCCGGTAGCCTTGTTCTGCAACACTTTGTTAGGGAAAGCACGCCGAAATGTGTCGTTGAATACTTTTGAAAAAGCTCTGGCCGTGTCTGCCGCAGCAAGATCATTGGCCGATATATCTGGGTTGAGCGTTTGTAGGTTTTCTAGATCTCCAAGATCCTGCCGTATTGCGTCCGCTAGAACCCCATAAACTCTTGCGTCTGCCATGCCGGGATTTTCACCGCTAGCCGCTCTTCGCGCCTCTTTCAACAAGAAAGACCGATATTCTACCATTTGCTGATACGTCGGTGGATCTTGAGTTACGTCACCAAATCTTTCTCGGTCCTTTCGTGCTTGCGTCAACGCTCGGTCAACTTCGAAAAATGCATTAAGGCCCGTATTTTGGCGGTCTTGCTCAGTCAAGCGCGGGAAATTGTCCCCCGGTGCAGGCGTCCTGTTTTTTAATTCCTCCAATGTTGCGATCCGCGAGTCAAGTGCCGCTGCTTGGATTTGCTCTGAAAAACGTGCTCCTGTTTCAGCAGCAGCGCGAGGGAATACCTCCCTAATTACTTCGGGGCGTTGTATAGCCATTTCGGCTTGAATAGTCGCAACGAAGTTGTCTTGCCCAACAATTGCATTGTTGGGGACTTGACCATATAGCTGTTTTTCTTGCGCTCTGGCGTCTTGGAACACTCCTTCAATGATCGAACTGATACGTTTGCTGGCTTCGTTACGTGCAGTGATATCGTTTGGGTTGATCTGGTCAACCGCTTTCGTAGCATCCTGCAAAGCTAAATCTAGGCGCTGGTTGATCAAATCAGAGAAGTGTCTATTACGAATTTGCGCGGCTGCTTGAATTGCATTGTTGCCGCCGGTCAGCGTCAACGCAGTGATTAAGTTATTGACGGCTTGTATTTGATTATCGAGTTGATTTTGAACGTCGGTGCCGAAACGACCGTTCAACGCCCTGAGTCGCCCTTCGATCAAACCCAGCGTATTACTTGCAGTCAAAGAACGTGACGTTGGCGCAGGTATGTCCGCCGCCTCAAGTAACGGGCGCGTCGTGCCGTCGTATTTTTCTGAGGCACTTTTCAACAAGTCGTTGAAGTCCGGAGATCGTAGCTGCTGTTGGATTGCGTCTGGATCTTCACCTCGTGCTATAAGCAGTTCCCGCAGAGCCGCGCCTACGCGAGCTTCGACGGTGCTTTGAGAGGCTTGCCCTGCAAGCTGTTTTGCATCTGATTGCAGCGCATCTTTGGCCGTCGTCAAATATACCAAGCTGGTCAAAGGCGAAGCGGAAACGCCACCAATCACCTCACCTAGTATACGAGGTCCAAACTGCCCCGGAGCGGCTTGCTCTGCGAACCCGGCTCCAAGACCTGAACCAACAACGGAAGCACCCTCACCAATTTGAAAAGCAATAGGGCGATCTTTGTATGTTTTTAGGAATTGAAACATTACAGGGTCACTGCTTTGCAAAAACCGCATATTTTCGGGCATGGCTCCCGGCTGAAAAACAGGGTTTTTTTCTTGGTTGAAGCTGCGCAACCGAATCGTTTGGCCCAACTTGTTCAAAAAACCAGCTTGGCTGTTCAAAGCAGTATCTGAAATTACTTTGAAAGCTTTTGGCGCGCCCATCATCGTTAAGCCCTCCCCAATCACTTTCGTGCCCTCTAAGAACGCTTGGGTGTTTGGGTTGAGTACGGGTTCTTCAGGGAAAATAGCCTCTTCTGCTTCTGTGCCACCTATTGCGCCAAGAATTAAACCTGCGCCACCGGCTACTATTGAGCCAAAGGGAGGAGCGAAAGGCAGACCTACCGTGGCTCCAGTGATCATGCCAGCAGTGGCTGGAGCACCCACCGTCACGCCACGTGCTAGACCCTCTGTGGCAGCTTCACCGGCAGTTAACTGTCGGCCTTTGACGAACGTGCTAAGAAAATCTTGTGGCGAAATACCTTTTTTCAGGAGGTCTTCGTTTTCATCCAAGCCAAGATCTTCGAGGAACGTAGTAAAAATTTCGTCTTGTGTGAGGCCTTGACCACGCATGGATTGAATCGGCAGATCGACTTTTTCGATGTTCATGTAACGCTTGACGATGTCGAGATCGTTCAAACCAGCGCCGCGCAACTCTCGATATACGCCCGCTCCCTCAAAATTATTTACAATCGCCTCTACAGTCGCTTCTAAACCTGCCTCTCGAACAGCCGGAGCAAAATTTTGTTCAAATCCGATTAGCTCTGCTGCTGCTAAGGGCACCTGCGGGCTTTCTGGCTCGGGCAGAGGCCCTGTTTGGGGCATCAACCCCATAGCCTTCAAATTTTGGAATGGCTCTCGCAAGTTACTTTGATAAGCTGCACGAGCTTTTTCTAAATTTTCGTTAGCCATTTTAATTCCCGAATAAGATACCAGAGGCGCGTTCCACGGCGTCTTGCCCTGCCGCTCTCACGTTACTGTCGTCACCAGTGACCGGCAACGTCATCGGTGGCGCAGACGGACCTACGTCTTTGATTAAGCCGATGCCCGCTTCAAGTTGTGAAATCACGTCATCATAAGCTTGCAACAAACGAGTGGCTTCTTTTTGTGCCGTGCGAGCTAAAGAAACTTTTGTGCCGGGATGCAGCTTCGGGTTTTGTACGATGTCGTTAGCTGTAAGCAAAGCAGATTGGACTTCAGTTCGTATCACTTTCGACACCTTCAATGCAGCTTCGTCGGTATTCAGATTTCCGGGCCTAAGCTGATTTACCTGACCTTCAAGGAGGGTAGTGACCGATTTTAGTGGTCGGCCTCCTACATCGCCCAAAAAGACCTTGAGTGTTTGCGTCGCCAAATTGTCCATGACCTGTTGGGCGTCGCGCCTTACTTCCGCCATCCGCACTAATTCTGCATTCGCTATCGCAGGATTTTCTGTTGCTTCGCGTAACTGTGCCGCTGTCCTCCCGAACGCACCGGCAATGTTCGTTCTGATCCCAAATGCGTTAGATGCATCAAAACCCTCTGGCAAGATGGGGATTTCTGCTGCACGACGCAGGCTTTCTGCTTCATCACTAGCTACAGTCCCTAGAGGATCGTCTGTCAACTCTTTCACTTTAGCTAGTATTTCAGGGTTGATATTGACAGGCAGATCCGCGTCTACACGTTTTTGGATTAGTTTCGCAACTTGAACAGGGATATTTTCTTTGAAACTTACGCCTTGTTCGGTCACTTCTGGTGCGAATCGTCTATCAATGTTTGTTTCGAAAATTTCCAAATCCGTTTTGTTAAGCTCGCCCCTTGCGTACCTCGGCAGTGTTTTGAAAAAGTTAGCGAACGACCGTTCTTCTGCCGAACCCATCGGTAATCCCACGGTTCGAGCCTCTGGAGCAGCT